ACCAGATAGTGGTGGATTTCCTCTGTGGCAGTGGGTAAATCCTGCAGGAAAAATCAGTAGTCTACCAGCTTTGGGCTGTACTCGTTTTGACAGATACAAAAATTCAGTTTCGCCCCCTTGCTCAATATCATTTAGGTACAAGATAAAACTAATACATCTTGTTTTATTGAGAGGATTAGCATTTTCACAGTGCCATATATGATAACCTTCAGACGGTTTTGTTTTTTGTATTTTAAAACCTGTTGGCGATATACCCAAACTACCAGTTTCTAAGCCTGTAATAGTGTTAGTAATACCATTTTTATACCTATCAACGTACGACATTATGTGATCGTTTGTTTGTTTTGCAACAAGAAGTACATTGTTATTTGGTACTACACTATCAACAGCATCCATATGTATTTCAGAAAGGTTTAAAGAAGTATCTTTTGTTAAAGTTTCTTCTTCTTTATTTCTTTGATAGCTCTGTCCACATTTGTGTGCGTATTCAAAAGAGTTTATTACATCTATACATGTTTCTTCAGTTAATACGTCGTCTACAACGTGTATAAAATCATCAGTCGTTTGCATATGCTGTTATCCAATCAGGTTTAGTAGGCCACGATATGGTTTCTGGGAATCCTGATTGGGTTGGTACGTCTAGCATAGCTTGACGATAGGTTGTTAGTTCGTTCTGTTTGTCTGTGCCTAAAGCCCCCCATCTGATTGGGTTAGAAACTATGGGGTCTACATAAAGCTCTAGATCGTAACGCCTGTTGGCTCTTGCAGTACGAGCTAAATCTTCTTTGATTTCTTCTGCTGTAGGTGCTACGTATGCTTCGGTATTTGAATCTGCTGCCATTGCATCATACAAGGTAACAACATCAAATAAAGCACCGCTATCATCACGATGACAGGTAAATGGAATCCACCCATACTCCTCGTGATTTATTTCACAGGTTATTTCAGCTTCCCCCGTGAATTTTGCGTTTCTATAGTCCATTCTAAATACTCCCTTGAGTTTAAAATTACGCTGTTCGTACGTACAAAGCTACACCGTAGTAGTAGTTTTCGTTATAATGTCGTGTAGCAGTATTCGCACCCATGTTTCTCCATGTACCGCTCACAGAACTTCCACTGGATGAGTTTGACGAACTAAATGTAGTATATTGATACCCTGACTGATTTTGTTTATTATATCTAAGGCTACCACCAGATACTGTGCTACTCACACTTACACTTCCGCTGTTTAAATACAATGCGGCGTAAGAACCAACAGCGTTAAAAGAGCTAGACGGAGTTCCGGCTGCTCCTGATGGACCTGTCGGACCAGTTGGACCTGTCGGGCCAGTTGGACCTGTCGGACCTGCACTACCGTTGCTTCCGTTGCTTCCTGCTGGGCCTGTTGGACCTGTTGGACCTGTTGGACCTGCTGCAATGGCGTTTGCTGTCGTTGCTTTTTTCCAAGCTGATGCAGAGGTATCATATACTGCCACTACATCATCAGTTGCTACTGAGGTTATAGTCCCAAAGCCTGTTAAAGCTGCACCTACGTTTGTACCGTCTGTTACATCAGCAGAAGCTTCTACACCATTTAACTTAGTATGGTCAGCATCTGTGAATACATTACTGTCACTTGCACTTTCAACCAACGTTCTGATTTCAGCAGCAGTCTGGTCGGCAGTGGCTGAAGCCTCAATACCGTTTAACTTAGTATGGTCAGCATCAGTAAACACATTACTGTCTGATGCACTTTCGACCAATGCACGTATCTCTGACGCTGTTTGATCTGCAGTAGCCGAAGCCTCAATTCCGTCGAGCTTAGTACCATCTGTGGCTATATCTCGCCCATCCACTGTGCCAGTAACTACAATGTTACCGTTTGCAGTAATTGCACCTGCAGCAAAGTCACCATTTGAGTCCCGCGCCACTATGGTACTTGCAGTATTTGCATCTGTCGCGTTAGATGTTACTGTAAAGGTCGCTCCCTCTGCACCTGCAGAACCCGACAAACCGACCCCCGACACTGCACCTGCAGCGACGTAGTTGCCAGTTGTTTTTGTTCCTAGTGCAACAGAGTTGTTGGCAACAGCAGAGGCATCTACCGCTCCTGCTGCAAGACCTGTTGAGTCAATCTTCGGACCTTCGCCAGTTGTACCATCGTGGCTATGTCCTGTTGAGCCGTTAAAACCAGCTTGAATAGCATCAAACTCACCGTCGAGGTCAGACGCATTGATTACGTTACCATCTGCAATGTTGTTTGAGCTATCGTTTCTTACGTATCCTGTACCCATTTGTTATCTCCTTCCATATAATGCGTACTGGACAGTCGCAGCATCTATGGTAAATGTTGAGTCGGTTGTTTGTCCTAGCGTTTCATATAAAAGTGAAACAGTGAAACCAGATCCCGTTACTGGCACCTGATATATTGCACGTTGCTTTTGACCAAAGGTTGCAGTTCCGAATACCCCTGTTCCGTACGTTACTGCTGTACCCGTAGCATTACTAAGCGATATTGGTACGGGCTGCACAGAGTTTGCTTGGTCAAAATCGTACTTTATTGATAGTTGAACATCAAATATGCCGTTCGCATCAAAATAAGTTGTGGCTTTGTAAAGTGTCTTTCGTAGGTTTGGATCTTGTAATGGGACAAACGGTGTAGCGAATGTTGCGGTTATATTAACACCATCAAAAGTGTTACCCTGTTCCATTCGATATACGTAGCCATCATCCCCGCCAAAAAACACGTACTCTGTAGTACCATCATATTCACTGCAAGCAGAGTATACTTTAAATCCTCTTAAATCATTCCATGCAATGCCATCTTGTAATTGTGTTCCTGCTATACCTTTAGAACCAGTAGGTTGAATAGAACTATTATATCCAAATATTCTGTACTGACTCTTTTCACGTATAACGCAACTTGAAAACACGGAATTTGTATTTACCAAATCCAACATCTCAGTCTGAATTGGTTTTGATATTACTGCTAGTCCAAAGTCTCCTATTTTATCAGTGGCAGAAAATGTACGAAGACCGTCTGGTCCCAGAAATATAATATCGCCACCTATTTCTTGTACGGTGTCTGCTTCTACACAACCAAGATCACGAGATACGGGTTGTAATGTAAAGTCAGCTACACTATTACCTACAAGACGATTAATCCGACCTTCACTAAATATAATAAGTTGATCACGAAATACTATTAATCCTGTTACTTCGTCGCCTACGTTTATTATACCACCACCCGACGCACTTGTAAAGTCTTCATCTTCGTAAGGTGCAGAAAAAAGAAGCTTTCTGTTGTTTGCTATGAATATGTGGTTTTTAAAATTTACTACAAAGTCTGCTCCGGTAAAGTCGGAGGACAATGAACTTAAAGATTTGAATACTGTGTTGTTAAAAGTAAACGGCTTACTTACACCGTCCACTACCATAATCTTTTCTGTGCCATCAAAATTGTATTTTAAGAAACGTACTTTACCAGAACCAGCATTTAGGTTTACACCTGCACTACTAAAAGAGGCATTGTTGGTTACTTCTGTCCATGTAGTACCACTTGATCTGTAAAGCCCAGTGTTTCGTGCTGCGTATACATTTCCACCATAATATATAAGCCCTCTAACAGGGCCACTATTTGAAAGTTGACTACTGCTCCACTTGCTGTATCCTTCAATACGTCGGTATCCACCGGACTGTGATGGTTCAAAGTTACGTAAGATACGAGCAGACCCCGGAGCACCTAGACCGTGTTGCAACGGAGATAAATTAGTAATTAAACCGCCTTTAAGTTCAAAGGCGTTGGTAGTCCAACGATCAGGCATTTAAACCGCCCTTGCATAAATATTCTCGTTTACATTTTGTACACGCATACGTTTCATTCCGTCTTCAAATTTTTGAAAAGAAGTACGTGCAGACTCTAAATTGTCTCTAAACATATATGCGTAGTACATAGAACCGTCTGTAATAACATGTCTGTATCTGTAGGGAATTGTAGGTACATCTGTGTCATTTAAAAGATCAGCCGGGTACATAAAGTATTCGTATTCCACAGAATATGCTGCATCAGGAATTGGAGCAAATATTATGTCGTTATCTTGTGATCTTACAACATACTCTGGAGCAGATCCCTGAGTAGCCGTTTTATACTCTTCATCAATAAATCTACTAATATACTCATCGTAAGATAGTTGTGTTAATCTACGAGCATTGTCTACTAAAGGAGTAGTACTACGTTGAAGACGAACTGTATCAAAATCCACGTATTTAGCATTAGCAGGTAATGGATACCGTAGCTGTCCTGCAGTCAAGGTAATTGTATCAAAGTTATGATTGAAGGGAAATTGAAAGTGTGATTGATTTATGTCTCGTATAGCAGCGTTTACAGCGTCCTTTATTTGAGAATAGACTCCTGTAGTGGTACCGAATTGTGTAGATGTTAACTCTGTTTCATTTAACCTACGACATACATCATTTGTTAAGCCAAGAAAATCATATGCCATCTAGTTTTTCTCCACCACACGAAGTCTAACTTCCTGTTCTATAATAGTTGAATCACTGGCAGTCATACGGCATATTATATTGTAGGTTGAAAAGTTTGTACCCAAACCAAGAATTAGTGTAGCCACTGTGTTAGTATTTGTGTTACTTACATGTTGTAGGCCATCTACAATAGTGCCTTGAGTGAACGTAGCAAATGCACCATTAGTAAATATCTTCCATGTTACACTGCTGATGGTGTTAGTTCCAAGTTGAGCTTCCCAATCAATTGAATAATCAAGTTGGTCGTCAGGATCTTTGTCTTGCCATTTTAAAGCCATTTTATGCTGCCCTTCGTACTGACTGTAATTCTACTAAACGTACTGTTCTTGCTCTATTGAAGTTGTTAGCATTAAATGTGGTAGTAACTCCTGATGATGTAATTGTCCCAACAGCAGTTGTTCCTTGAACACTAGCCAGAGCTTCGGTAACATCCTCAACCAATGTGTTAACAGAACCTGTAGCCTGTACACCCGTCAGGGATGTTTTAACGCCACCGCCTACTGTGTTAATACTGCCTGTTCCAACTACACCCGTAAGCAGTGCTTGACCGTTAAGAACAATTGAGTTTACTTGCCCTGCACCCTGTACACCAGTAACAGTCTTGGATACGTTAGGCTGAATAGTTCCAATGGCACCTGTCGCAGAGACACTAGCCAGATTTTCATCTATATCAACCTCTAGTCCATTTACTTGAACCGGAGCTATTGCGCCTGTAGCCTGTACACCAGTTAGTTGTTTTGTACTAAAAGCCACACCGTATTTGGCTTTACCGTACCTACCACTGCCGTAGATTGCTACGTAGTCTGCGTTAAATGTAACGTTAATGGTGTTACCCATCGCGTTACCATGCACTGTACAGTAGTATAGAAGACTACTAGGAGTACTGGCATCTACAACTATCTGAACATTTGCACCCGCGTTTCCGGGTGTTCCATTGACGGTTACGCCAGTAGTGTAAGAAGATCCAGAAGCAGCGTCTTTGAATCGCAACGGATGACCTGAGTTACTACTGTCAGACAGGTCAAAAGTATAAGTGTTACCTCTGGTGAAGGTTAAGACGGGAGCTTCTACACCCCTGCTGTAGTAACGGTTTATTGATCCGTTGTTAGCAACTGTAATTACGAAAGTATTTATTACAGTCGTCACAGACCCCAACGCAGACGTTCCTACTACGGATGCTACTGTTTTGCTACTATCGTTAGCAGTGGTTACTGCAGTCACCTGTCCTGTAGCACTAACACCTGATGGTTGAGCTATTGAGACAAGTGTAATTGATCCTAGTGCGGAAGTACCACTAACTCCGGCTACAGTTACAATACCTGCCGCTCTTCCATAGGAAGCTGAACCGTACTTACCGGAACCAAAGATAGCATCAGAATCGCCGTAAAAGGACATGGCTTAGTCTTTAAGCTATGCGAATTACAGCGTTAGATGCGTTTGCAGCAGGGAACTGAATTGTAAGATCACCAGCAGTAGCAGATACGTTTCCACCAAAATCAATAACACAGATGGCTGAGTTTGAGTTTGCTGTATTGTAGATGATACAACCAGAAGCAGTTATCGTCACGTTTGAAAACACTTCATCTGCAAAATCTACAATAGCAGTAGTGCCATCAAGAGAGATAGCTGCAGAATCTAGTGCTTGTCCACCAGCAGAATAGTTAGTTCCTGATGCTTCATCAGAGTTACCAGTTACGTTTGAATAGTTTGTTGTTGCGGCATTATACGTACCAGACGGTGATGCCTTTATAAGTGCTAACTTGAGTGAATCTGAATCTAAGTCGTGTAAACCACCTAGAAGTTCAGATTTAAAGCTAGAACACATTGCTGTTGTGATTGCCATTTGGGTATTCTCCTTTGGGCAGTTTAGCGATTAGGGTCGTAGTACTCTTCAACAGAAATAGTTGTAAGAATGGTATCGGCTGTAGCAGCCGTAGCGTACACAATATCTCCTGCGTGAAGATATAACGGCACGTTGTCATTGAGAACGGCTTCAAAATCATTTGCGGTAATTTGATGATTCTCAAGAATACTGAGTGTAGCTGAAGCGGAAGAGTCAAGCCACTTCACTGTTACATTACGATTTGTAGAATCTGTGTTGGATACTATTAATGCTCTAACAACAGCCGAATGGTTGCTTGGCACTGTATACAAAGTTGTCTGGTTCGTGTTTGTATGATCTTTTGAATTACTAAAGAACTTACTTGCCGCGTTTGTTACTGGCATCAGACCTTCCTGTCTTTAACTTGTACTGCTTAACTCCACCGGGTAAAGTACGTACAAGCTTTAAATTTTCTTCCTTGTATACGGGTAGAAACTTTGTTCTTCTTAAATCAACTGGCTTTAGTAGTTGATGACGTATCACTTTTTATTCCAGTCTAAAACTGTACGATGTTTTTTCCAAAACCAGTTGCCGATACAAGTAAAGGGCTTACCCATAGAGAGTAACGCCCAACCTAGCTGCCTAATCAAACAGGGACGGATACCTGTCATCCGTGATATTATCCAACGCCTCAAGCCTACTATTTGCTTCTTCCCAGCATCCAATAGCTTTGTCCATTTCTTCAAGAAGGTTAGGATGCTCCCCAATAGCTGCTGGATTTTCGAGGTAATTTGTGAGAATATATTTTGCACTTTTTTTCTGTGCCTCATACTTGTGACGCAATGCGTCTATTGCTAATTGTTTCATGGTAGTCCCTTCAAACGTATTATATACTAATTTTGAAGATTAGTCAAGAAAATTAATTAACAAGACCAGATGCAATCGTGGACATCATTAGTACAAAGAGTGCGATAGCTATAGCAACTACACCAGTGAGCAAGGCTCCTAGCTTAACATTCTCCATCATCTCTTCTTGTTTTCTAAATTCTTCGCGTCTGGCGGCGGCGGCAGCTTCCTTTGCAGCTTGAATACGTTTTGCTCTTTCTGCTACGATACCTTTCCAAGTACCCGGACCAAACCGCATATCAACCATAGTAGCTACTTCTTGAAGTTTTTCTGCAGCGATACGTGCGTCAATGACCTCACGAGCGACTGTGTCTACACCAAACTGATCCCCTAAACCTACACTACCCGCTTTTTTATTGCGGGTCTGCTGCACCTGTTTTTCGCCCTCAAACAGGTTGTCTATGTAACCTGCTATATCTCCAATATCGTTGGCGGTTCCTATTGCAGATTTAATACCGTCTACGGCACTTTTTACAAGTGCTATACCTGCAAGTGTTTCTGCAATCATAGATTTACTTTCGCTTTGGTTGTGGTTATTCTACTATACGAACTATATAGTTAGAACCATCAGCATTTTTGGATACTTCTACAGTTTTATTCTCACAGGAGTATCGCACTGTCTAGCTTTTCTTATACAGGTTCCTTTCTATGGTTCTTTTAGCTTTTAGGCATTTTGATATCTTTTCAAATGCCGTGTGTTCAGAAACATCGCCGCCCATATACAGGATAAGAGTTATGGTTTTAATGATTTCCATTTCTCATTTTCTCTAGGTTTTCTTCTAAGGCGTTTAATCGCTTTTCGTAGAACTCTAGGGTTAGCTTCTGTTGTTGGTCGTAGGGAGCTTTGCCCTCGTCTATCTGTGTAGCTAAGTCATCTAACTGATTCGACAAATGTTCAATGAGCATGAACTGTTCGCTGTCGGCTGGCAGACTGCCCATTTCACCTCTAGGCCATTTGATTCTGAACTCTGTGTTCTGTCCCAAATCAGCTTCCATCATTGTGATGTTTGTTTCTATCTGATTCAAGCGTTCGATGATACCGAAGTATGCCCATGTTGCTACACTAGCAGCAGCCACCATACTTATGATGTTACGTAGGGGTAACGCAACTTCTGTGTTCTCGTTTAGCTTTGTAGCCATTATTCAATACCTAGTATCCTAGATCATCTAAACACCTCTAACAACATAAAAGTAAAAAACAGTAACAGTATGCTACCTGCTATCAACTTGCCGCTAAAATTAGTTGACCCTATGCGAATAGCAATGAACTCGTTGCCCAATATTCTCAGTATCAATTCAAAACTGTTTTCAGTAATGCTTACGGCTACGGGCTTTTCTGTATCAGTCATTCTCTTTATCCATTTCAACGCAAAAACATTTCGCATCAGGATTGTCAAACCCGTGTTCCGTTATAGATACGTGACAGTGAGAAAACCACTTGTGGGTAGAGTGTACAGCAGCTTTAACTTCAATAAGGTTAGCCGCAATAATGCAGAACATAACTACGCCGCTAGTTGCCACAAATTACTCGCATCTAATCCCATCCACTTGCTCCACTCTGCATAGTAGTGTCGCATACCAACTTCATCGTGAATGGTGCTGTTCTCGTGTCGTCCGTGTAAGATGTTACGGGGTTCTGTTCCCTCGCGCATTGTTGTACCTTGACCAGCTACGCCGATAAGGTCTTCGTGCAGGTTACGTCCGAATGGACCCCAAATAGAGTTGTGATGCTTGATACGAGTCGCACGTTCCTTTGGGGTATCCTTTTTAAGACCATAGCCACGAAACTCAATAAGAACCTTGTTTGGCCCAAGAGGTGTAACGCTATCGCTTCGATAAGCACTACCGCGAAGATTAAAATTAAATCCGGGGAATAGGTCAACCATGTACCATTGATTGGGTGGCAGGTTAGGGAAACTAAGCTCTCCTCTATCCTCAAAACCATCGTATTCTTCGTAGTTAACGGTGAAGCTGCTAACATTAACATGTCCGTTATCGAATGGTATGTTTTTTCTAGCAAAGTATTCATCGTTAAAACCTGACACACGATTAAAGTAATGCATGAAATCGTGATAGAACTCGCTGTTGGTATCGTGCCACAGCTTGTAGTTTGTATCTACTACTGCTTTGTGATAGTGGAAGACTTCCATCTCTTCGGTGTCGATAGCATCCGTAATACAGTCAAATGCTCCTGCTGTCCACTGATCCACAGTCATGGGGTTGTTTTGATCAAGTGTAGTCCATACCATACCCCCGTGTTTGACTTCACACGGCAACTCTTTCCACATTCCTGAGTGATATGTTAAGGATAGATCGTTGCCAGAGGGACGTTTAACGTTGTCAGAAAGAAACGTTCTAACTTTGCCATCTTCAAACCGTATAGCTACTACATTGTGCAGTGCTATCTGTGTGGTCCTAAAATCACCTAATTTAGGTAACTCACTCGAATGACACATAGGCACCCAAACTTTAGAAAAGATGTCTTCTATCTCTTGTGCATAAATGTCGTAGCTAGAGTAGATTAGAGAACTAATGTGTTCTACTTTAGGAGTTTTGAGCCAGTCTTTGTGATTGCGTGGTGGCATTAGGCTATCCACTTTGTTTCAAAATCTTCATTAGAAATTTCACCACCTTTTTTTTCAGGGGGTTTAACTATGTTACCATCTTTATCACGAATCAGAGGTTTGCGATTTTTAATTGCGTCTTCAAATCTTTTTTTGTGGTATTGCCTTGTTTTTTCCAAATCTTCTGTATTATTCTTTTCAGCACTCTCTGCAGCTTTGCGTCCACGAGCCTCTTTTTCAGGTGAGTATGTTGCCATTTAAGCTTTACCTCGTTCAAAATAGGCTTTTGATTTTTTATCAATTTGTTTATTAAGAGGGATGTTTCCTAAATATGATTTCTTTTCACCGTGTTCAAAAAGAATTACAGGCTTTTGAAGACTAAAGGGTTGCATATTATCTTCGCGTTCCTTTTGCTTTTCTTTAGACTTTTGAGCGGGACGGGGTTGTGTGTATCTCATTATCTTGTCTCCGCTGCGCTAGAGGCTCGACGAGGTTGTACACGACCACCGTACATTTTACCTTTTCTGTACTTACCAGTTCCTTTTACATAAGCAACATAGTCCTCTGCTGAATCAAGGTAATCAGGCAAATCAATACCCTGCTCTTTATATCTCTTTTTAAGTCTACCTATATTACTGTTATAATACCCTATGTGAAATTTTTCAGGAGCAGACTTTGGAGGTACTTTAGTTCTATCCATTCCCTCTGCACCAAAACCTATAGCAGATTTAACTGTCTCGACTACCGCACCCACTTGTTCTTTCGCGCTTTTTCTACCCGTTGTTTGAGATAAATTTGTTGTCATCTTAGAACTCTCCCGCTTTCATTGCGTCCGAAAGTTTAACAGCCCTCGAACCTACCTGTTTAGCCCATCTCGAATCCATCATCTCAAGTGATGCTATCTCGTAGTTACCATCGTAGATTGCGGCCCACATGTTTTTGAACTTGCACAACCGGGGAACCCCCATATTGAATGCCATGTCCATCAGTATCAACTGTCTTACACTATCCAAGTCTTCGACACAAGGATGAACTCGACACAATTCGTTTTCGACTATACGTATGTCGTTCATGGCAAGGTAACGAGCGTCAGCTTCTGTAATACCGTGTTCGTAGATTACATCCATACTAGGGATATCCATGTACTCTAATTCTTCTTTGGTAATACCCCTGTCTTTGAGGTTTCTACCTATTCCTATAGTTTCGATGCCTAAACTATCTTCATACACTGTAAGGACCATACCCTCGTGATGAATTAGTTTATCTAGGAAAAGTTCTGTTCTGTATTTCATTTGGCTTTACCCCAGCTAATTATTTCGTCAATGGTTCGCCCACATCCGATACACTTAACTCTTTCCTTGTCCAATACACAAATTCCTTTGCACGGACTCTTATTTTCTTTTGGATTCACGCGACCTAGTTTCCACAGTGCTACTTGACTCGTGACCCATCCACACAGCAAAAGCCCCCGTCATAGCCCCGACAACCGTCGATACAAACGCAGTTTGCTGGGTCGTTGCACTCGCACCTAGAGCCATGAACCACTGAACCACCTGATAGCTCATCAGTGTCATTGCCAGCATCATCAGTCTTGGAAGGATTCGCCATGCTAATATTTTCTCCATTGTATATGTCATTTCTTACCAAAGAACTTTGTCGCTGACCGGACTCCAAAGCTTGCAGCAACGATAACGCCCAAGCTGTACTGGTACCATTCAGGCATTTGCTCCAATTGTTGAAATCCGTTACGTACAAGGTCTTCCATTCCCGGTATAAAAGCTAAAATAAGTGGTATGCTAAATAATATAGTGAGCCATTCGTCTTTCCAAGATGACTGGCTACCCTTCGCCATCTCCAAGTCCCAGTCAATTTCCCCCGTAGCTTTTTTCTGCATAACTACGGCTTCGGCTTGTGCCATAGCTACTTTGGTAGCTGACTGGGCTTTCTTCTCTGCAACTTTGCCGGACATCCACGTTCCAGCAAGGTCTGCTATTGGTCCAATGAGGGCTGCTAACATTTCCACCTCTTCCGTGCTTGACGTAAGCGACTGTTGGGATTGGCTGCTGCTTTAGGAAACTTCTTCATCTGTCCGGCTGACCTTGCACAGTAAGACTTGCGGCGTTTAGCTGCCTTGCTTCCCGGCTTGACCTTTCCGGTAACAGCAGTCTTTAGCTTGCTACCCGGATTGGCTCTTCTGTGAGC